ACCTTGGTATATTTTTTGCATCTTTGCTTCAAGATATCCGTAATCAATAAAATCGGAATACATCTGTTCCACAAGAGATGTTGTAGGAACAAGTATAAGAACTCTATCAGATTCATACCATCTACTCAGTAAGTAAATTATTAACGACTTACCACTAGCAGTAGGACTAAGAAGAAGGCTCCGATTGTTTCTGACTGCATGAGTAAATGCGGCCATCTGGTAATCACGAATCTGTAAAGTCTTTCCTTTGGACTTAGGTGACACTCTTCTAACAAATCCACCCAAGACTGCATCTCTGTGTTCTCCCTCATCTTTAACTCCTTCTTTATATTCAATATCTAATTCATTGCGTTTTGCAAATTCTTCAATGTAGGGTAATAGTCCTACATATACTTCACCATTCATTTGATTGAATAGTCTTATTTTGCCGTCCCAATATTTATTTCTATAGGACGGCATAAACCTTGCGCCAGGCACTTCAAATGTGAAAAAATCTGAAAGTTCCCTTGCAAAGTTTGGTTCAGTCTTAATATTAAGATAGACCTCATTTTTCTTTGATATAATCAAAATGACCCTTCCAAGAACCTTTTCCAATCAATCGCATTTTTGATTTGAAATCCACGATTGTTTATTGCCTTACATATTCTCTCTGCAAATTCTGCCATTGCATTACGATAATCAAGTTGGTGTTTTGCTTTAATTAGTTCTTCATCACTATCAAGATAAGTTGGTATGTCTTGTTTGAGAACTTTCAAGTCAAAAGGTTTTTCACGATATGTTTGTGGGTCTGATTTACCAGAATAGTATTCCCATTTTTTACGATAGAGAACTTTGTATTCTGATTCTGCTTGTTTTGATAACAAGTTCCAGCGAGTATAGATTTGTAGATATTTACCGTAGAGTTGTGGTGTCTTGAGAGATTCTATATCAAGTTTCTCATTATCAATCTTTAAATCTTTTTCTGCTTCTTTTTGTAGTTGTTCTAAATCCATATTATATACCTCAATTCAAGTTGGTGGTGAATCTATCTTCTCTTTCTTATATTTACTGAATCACTAGTTCAATATAAAAAATCTTTTGTTCAAGATGTATTCACCACCGTTTATATTTATAATGAAAAAATTTCGTATCGTAGATATGTAAAAGTACAAGTTGCAGTTAGGTAAGTTATATCACCCTCTTGTTGATTAAAATTTAAAGAACCTAGTGATACTGGATATAAATCAGAAAATCTTACCTCTACTGATGGGTTATTTTTACTTGAGGTAATTACTAATGTTGCATCACCATACATTCCTTGTACACCAGATGGTGTGCCTGGGTTTGTTGCTTCACCCTTTGTTCCACCTTGTACTGGAAATGCATCTGAATTATTTTGTTTGAATGACTCAAACTGGGTTCTTGCTTTTGGAAAACCAATACCTACTAACCATTGATGTAGTTCAATATAGTTTTCTAATTTTTCGTCTACAAGAAAAGTAATGTCAAGATTATCATACGTTAATGTATGACCTTGAATTGGTATTTCTTTAAATGGAGAAGGAATAACAACATCACCAAGATTAATGCCTGGCAATGTACATTGTGTTGTAAAGAATTCTACTTTTGGTAGTTTGTTAATTTTAAATCTAAACTTTGTAGAGTCTGCGTAGTCAAGTTCAGTTGGTTGTCTTGACAACATATTCGTTGAAACCATCTAGTCTCTCCATAATTTTTCTTCTTTGTTCATCTGTATAGATTGACCATTCTCTAATTTCATCTTGGGTTCTTCCACAACCTATACAAATCAGTTGCCCACTAACTGAAAGATATTCACCGTAATTTAATTTACATACCCTTATACATGGACTTTCCATAGTATTATTTAGGTATAAAAAAAGGGGAGCGTGAACTCCCCTTTAGTTTTTCGTTTAAATCGTTTCTTATTATTACATAAGGTTGGCGACTTGAACTCTTCTGTAGTAAGTGTTATCATCTGAACCAGCAATGATATCTGTTGCATCACTAGTAGCAAATGGGTTTTGAGCAACACCATATCTTGTCTTAAATCCAATTTTTGGTTGGAAAGTATTCTCACCGACTGCACGAACCATTTGCAATGGAACATACGGGCAGTAGAAAATACCAGCGTCATATGGTGAAGTACCCTTATAACCAACAACATAGTACTGTGAAGCAGCGTTGTTAGCAGCATATGGGTCAATATACACTCTATATCTACCGTTAAGAACACCAGCAAAAGTATTACCAGTATCGTCAACTTGTAAGTTATTATTTAAAGCAGGAGTGTAATCTAATACACCTGCCATTTGAAGTGCAGAAGCAACATCTGAAGAAGTGATAATGATATTACCTTTTCCTCTTCTAGTTTCTTGAGCAATTACGTTCGCATCTCTTTCGATTTGGAACATAAGTCCTTTGAACTTCTCAACTGACCATCTACCGTTTGAGTCAGTATCTAAATCAAAGATACCAGCAGTAGTTGTGTTGACTGAAGCACCTTTCTTAGCAGACTTATAGATTGTTCTAATAACTTCTCTATTGATTTCTGCAAGAATTTCAGCAGACAAGATGTTTGACAATTCTGTCTCAGCATCTAAACCGTGGATTGCTTTAAGGTCTTGAGCAAGTTCCATAGTGTATTCTGCTTTAAGTGCTCTTGAAGTTGCAGTCACAGTTGACCTCTCGATTGAGAACGCCATTTCTGCGAAAGAGTTAGCAGATGCATCACCTAATGCTTCCGCCTCACCAGTAGTCATACCACCACCAGTTTGTGAACCGTAAGAGTCACCACCAGTTAAGTATGTACCAGCAGATGCGTCATTTAAGACTGCTGGGTTAGAACCAGTCATTGCAGTTGAATTTAAGTCTCCAGCAGCATCATCATTTGAGAAACCAGCATTTGGTTCGTTGAATAATGCCTCTGTACCACCTTGGGTTGAGAACTTTGACTTCATTGCGAAGATAAGACCAGTTGGGCCAGTCATTGGTTGCACGGCACAAATGTCGTAGGCAATCAAGTTTGGCATTGCTCGTCTTACGAGTGAAATGAGAATTGGGTCGTAACCTTGCATATTGCTTCCGCTAAAACCAGAGTTTGCTGGTGCAGCTTCTGACAAGAACGCATTGTCCTCTCTCATTGCTTTTTCTTGGTTTTCCAAGATAATTGAAGTAACGGCTTTTTTGTAGTTATCCTTAATCTCAGGCAAGTCTGGGTGATTGAGGACTGGCTGCCACTTCTCTTGTAAGTTTTCTGAATTATACATTTAGTATCCCCTTAAACTAAGTTTATTGCATATATTTATCATTATTTAATTTTTGACATCTTTCTTAAAAGGTTCGGCGTCTTTCATTGCGTAAGGCGCTTGTCTTTTAATAGCGGACATATATGCAGCCATAGCACCGCTAACATCAATTTCTTTTGTTTCTTCATTTTCTTCTGTCAAAGTTTCTGAAGGAACAGATTTTGGAAAATAATTTTCCTTGAGTGTGTTAAGTTTTTCAACAAAGGAATCCTTGTCTGTAAACTCAACATCTTCCACTAAACTTGCAAACTTCTCTTTTTGAGTGTCGGCAAGGTCAGATGAAACTTCACTAATTACTGACTCACGCACAAGTGAATCTTCAGATTGTTTCTTTTCAGTAAGTTTACCGATTGTATCGTTTAACTTTTCTTCAAGTTCATCAATCTTTTGTGCTTGTGATTCAAGTATATCATACTTTTCGTCTGGAACATCAATGTAATGTTCTTCAAACAATGCTTTCAGACCACCAATGAAATCTTCTGCGATTTCACCTTTAAGTCCTCTTTCAATTGCAAGTTCGTTTTCTTTCATCCACTCTGTTACAACGTAGTCAAGATAACCATCTACCTTTTCTGCGAGTTCAGTTTTGAATGTATCCATTTCTTCTGCAATCTCTTGAGATTTTTCTTCTTCAATTCTCTCTACTTCTGGACGAATTTTAGATTTGACTGCTGCTTCAAAAATTGTTGCGGCTTTTGCTTGGAACTCTTCTGAAAGGTCTTCACCTTGTACAAGAGCGTCAACATCTTCTTTAACATTAATTGATGCAAGTCTTTTTTCAATCGCTTCTTTTGCTTTTGATAAACCATCAAGTTCCAACTGTTCATCAGTTGGTTCTTCTTTGTTCATCATAGCATCATAAGTTGCTTGAAGGTCATCTTTCTTCATCTTTTTCATGGCCATATTCATAGCATTAAGCATATCACCTTTGGTCATATTCTTAGTTTCCTTTTTACCATGATGGTCACTCTTGACAATTTTCATGTCTTCTGCCATGACCTTTTCTTCTAAACCATGTTTGAATTGTACATCATACCATGCAACATATCCATTTTCATCTGGAATTGCATGAGACTCGTATACTGGTTTACCTTTACCCCATACTGGGTGTTCCACAACTGTTGCACAGTCATGGTCTTTAGAATGACATAAATCTCTAATCTCTTCATCAGTATAACCTTCTGCATACTGAGCGGCAAGTTTTTGAGGTTTCTCATCACCCTTTACTTTAGCAGGAATAGAACCATCAGTCTTTACTTTCTTAGCATAGTCTTTCTTAGCGTCAGACGATTTAGTCACAGCAGCACCAGTATCTTCAGCATCTTCATCTTCTGAATCCATTTTTTTCATTGGTTCAGCAGCGACAGCGCCTTTTCCACTAGCAGATGTATCTTTTTTCATCTCTGCTTCACTAAGTTCGTTTTGAACTTCAGCTTCTAATTCCTCAATTGTCTTATCAATTTCTGACATTTGAAGTCTCCTAAGTTAATATTAATCCTTATCATTATATTTAGTAATTATAACTTTTTAAGGAATTTTGCGAAAGCCAATGCTTGGTAATTCGCTTTTTTGGAACGAATATTACGCTCCATTTCATTCTTGATTTCCGCTACTTCTTGTTCTTGTAACAAACCATTGTTCCATACCCACTCTTTACCTTCCATAATTCCGTCTACGAAAGCGTTGGGTGCAGAAGGGTCTGCAACAATGTCAGCAGCAGTTGCAAGATAGAAATCGTCTTTTACATAGTTTGCACCATTCTTTGATTCCAAACTACCCATACCCCTTGAGGATACTGCGAGTTTACCACCATCATCCATAATATTCTTAACAATGTTACCCATAGGTGTTGACATCACTTTTGCTTCACCGATAAAGTTCTTACCGTCTGGTTTTAATGATGTTACCATATGTGATACTTTGTCTAAATTTACTGTCGGGCCGTCTGGGTGTCCTAGTTCCCCATATGCACGATTCTGTTCAATAAATTCTTTACTATACCTTTTTACTTCTTTATCTAATACTTCAAAAGGATATACTCTACCATTACGATTTTTAATCTCAGATTGCATAAAGACGCCTTTCAACTTGTAATTTTTCTTACCAGTTTGTTCGTCTTGTTCTGTGATATATTCAACATTATCTACAAAATTTTCTGATATTAATCTCATAGTTCTATCCTTTATTTGAGGTTATTATATCCAGAAGTTTTTCTTAACTTTAACCAGATTGTGCCTACAGATGCACTTCCATTTGTTAAAAGAATATCACCAGATACACCAGAACTTTCTGGGTTTGGAATAGAAGGCATTCCTACTGCACCAGTATTATATGCACCATTTCCGTTTAGTGATAATGCAACATCATTTGTAGTTGCGTCAAATAATACGTTAGTTTGACTACCAGTAGTCCATTGACAAGCAACAATGCTTAATCTTGGGTCTGTAGCAGCACCCTCAAGTGCAGACGCATCAACAATACTTGCGTTAGTATTAGTTCCAGATGTTGTTACCTTGACAACTGTTTCAAAATCTTTATCCGATAGGATTACTGCACTAACTGCCATATCCATATTCTCCTAACATTTCTCTCTCAAAGTATTTATGCAGTTCTTTTTCACGCACTTTATACTTCTGAGCGACACTTTTTATAGTTTTTTCAAAAGTATTTAGGAAATCTGAAGGTTTCGCATCCATTTGCTTAAAGATATCGTCAACTGCCTGTTTCATTTTAGGCGATAGTTTACGATATTCTTTAGTTTTCTTATGCTCGTCCTTTTCAGGCAAATCAATTTGATTGAACTTCTTCATCTTCCTCTACTTCTGGAATGTGTTGTGTTACAATAGTTTGTGCAACTTCTTTTCTTTTTAGTTCAAGAGCATCACCAACTCTTTTACTAACTGCACTCTTAAATTCTGTTTCTGCACCAAGGTTATCACCAGATGCAATCGCATCAATTATTTCTCTTGTCATTTTTTATCCTCACTAATTGTTGGGTCGTTTGACATCATCATGTCATCTTCTTCACCACCACCCTCATCTTCTATTTCTTTCGCCATCATTTCGATTTCTTCTTCAGTCTGACGAAGAACATTCTTTTGAACCCATTTCTTGGAAAAGAAATTACCAACATATGGTTCTAAAGTTCCTAACATATCAATTCTTTCTCTCAAAATTTCTGCATCACGCAATTCAGCAAAATGACCATCTTGTAAGAAGTCATAGGTGATATGTTCTTTCATACTATCCCATTCTTCTTCTGCAATCACACCAGTTAATACTAGTTGTGTTTTCAGAATATCATGTAATAAGACAGTAAATTTCTTTCTTAGTCTTTGGACAAACTTTGTAAATTTAAGTTCATCTCTTGTAATCTCTGTAGACCTACCAATAGAAAAGTTCTGTTCTGCTTCCATTCTTGAGATAGGTACATTTAATGACCTATACAGCTTTCTTTGGAAGTATAGGATATCATCAATCTCACCAAGATTAGAACCGCCAGGCAAAGTAGTAATCTCTGTTCCTCTACCACCTTCTCTTCTTGGCAACCAGAAATCCTCTAACATAGACATATGATTTCTGTCATCACGAATTTCACCAGTAGATGCGTCATATACTAGTTTGTTACGATAACGATTCATAACATCTTTTAGATATTGTTCTGCTTTAATCTTTGGTAGATTACCAACATCAATATAGAAAATTCTACGTTCTGGTGCTCTTGATATACGATAGATAACCAAACTATCTTCAATCATTCTTAATTGATTGACTGGTTTAATCGCTTTATTTAAGTAAGAAAGTACTGTACCTTTATTCTGGTCGATTAATCCAGATGGACAATACGCAATAGAATCTTTTGTGATTTTTAAACCACTATTAACAGAACCACCAGTAGTAATTCCATTCTCATTATAAAAGAAAAACTCTTCTACCTTTTGTTTTTCCTCTACACCAGTAATAGGATTAGGTTTGCCAGATATTTTTTCCCTTACTTTTTTAATTTTTTGTGGGTCAATATATCTTAACTCTGTAATTCCTTTTCTTGGATTTTTCTTTTCAATCACTTTGTGGTAGTATATCCTACCATCAACGTACCATCTACGAAAGATATCGTGTCCTTTTTCTTGAAATTGTAAGAGTTGTAAAACTCTATCAAATTCTTCACGAATTCTTTTCTTGACAGTAGAAGATTGCTTAAGACCATCTAACATCAATGAGATGGGGGCATCGCCTTCATTTGAAGCGATACCCTCACTCACAATATCTTCAATTGCACTATCACACTCTGGTTGTTGTGCAATATGTCTATATCTTTTGATTAGGTCGTACTGAGTTTTATCCTTTCCTTCAATATCATATACTGAAGAAAAGAATCCACCAGTTGCAATATCTTCTGCACCATCATCAGAGGACGGCAGAGTAAAAGTCTCTGCGTCCTCTTTTTTTCTAGTGATACGAAAACCAAACAATTCCGCCATCATAAACTCCTTATAGGTCTATTTAGTAGAACTAATTAGAAGTTAACTGCTGATGCTTCAAAGTGTGTGTATCTCCAAGTGATGTCGAAAGTTTCAACTTCAGTAGTCGCATCATAACTTAAATCAATTGCACTAGTAGAAATTGGGAAACAGTTTCTTAGAATGTAAGTTTTAAGAACTGTATCATCTCTATCTAATTGTTCTACAGTCAAATCAGCAGTATAGTCTGCAACATTTGTCAAACCAGTATTAGTTTGAAAATCATTCATTGCGTTCTGCCATCTTTCCATAGCGTTTCTAATCATAAAGTCAGTATCGTTCAATACTGTAGTTGTCCATTGTTCAAACTCTCTATCACCAGCAAGGAAAAGACTTCTTCCTCTGAAAGTAACTGCGACTTCACCAATCGTTGCGCCTGGCAATTGTCCAGTTCTGGTTAAGAAAGATGTTCTTCTGACATCTAGACCAGTAGCAATTGCGCCTGGCGTATTGAAAGTTATACGAAACTGGTTTGCTCTTGCACCACCACCGACAAGGTTTGCTTTAAATTCATCTATTGTTGCCATGATTAACCCCCTATCTCAGAAAATGCTACCCCAGTTCTAACTGCGATAAAGTTAAGTTGAATAAAGTTGATTGAACGAGCAGGTTTGATAAAGATATCTGCAACAAACTCATTTCTATCAATCACTTCTCCAGTATTGTTTGTTCCGTCTGCAACAACACTAAAGTCTGTGATACCTCTTCTTCCTTGAATATCTCTCAAGAAAGGTTCAACTAGATTTCTAAATTGCGCTCTTGTAAACTCATCATTGAATTCAAAGAGTTGAAATTTAGCAGCTGTTGCAATCGCTTTTTCAAGTAAGATAAACAATCTACGAACATTGATTCTGTCAAACGCACTTGGTTTTGCAAGAGCAGTTTTATCACCGAACATGATTGTACCTTGGCCTGGGAATGTAACAATTGGATTAATTCTAGCAGGATAGAGAATATCTCTTTGTGCTTTATTTGGATTGTATGCAAGTTTAACTGCACCACGAATTTGTCCTCTGTTAAATCCAGCAGGAGAGAAAAATGGGTCTGCAACATTATCTGTATTTGCACAAAGACCAGCAATATCACCATTCAATGGTACAAATCTGAAAGTATCGTTGAACTTGTCAAATTGGTACTTGTATCCACTATCAAATACAGCGTATGATGAACTTGAAAGTTGGTCAAAGAATTTTTTAACATTTGCTGTTTGAGTAGTAGATGATGAGATATTTACAATATCTTCTCTTCTTGGAGAGATGAAAACAACAACGTCTTTTCTCTTTTCTGCAAGGTCAATAAGATTAGTTGCGTGTGTGATACCGTCTGTACCATTTGGAACTGAACCTGCCATAATTAGATTTACATCTACTGTTTCTGCGTCTGCAAAAAGTTCATACGCACTATCTAATTCACCTACAGTTGGAGTATAGTCATCTGTTCCACCACTTAGATTAAATCCAAATGTATCAACACTAGAACCACCACCTTTTGGTTGTCCACTAACACTACCACCAGTTGCATATGCTTGTCCAGCAGTTCTTGCTACACCAGCGTTTACTAGAACAGATGGGTGGTCTAACCAATATACAAATGATGATTGTCTAAAAATCACATCTGGATAATAGTTTGCATTACCTTGTGGTGATTTTGCATTTGGGTGTTGTGAAACAAACGCATATGTTTCTAGAACAGCTCCAGTTCTTTCACCAGCAGTTTCTGTACGAAAACCAGAAATATCCCCAGTTCTGTCAAATACAACAATATGCATTTCATCATTGGTAACACCTTTACCAGTTGCATATGGTGATGTGCCAGGCGCACTATCAAACAAGTCATAAAATCTCCAACGTCTACGAACAAACGTATTATCTGGGATAGCTGCTTGTAAACCCTTACCATTTTGGTCATCTTTTAATCTAATTGTGAGTACATGAGTTGTAATTTTGGTAATTTCATATTCATTACCCTCATCACCAGCAACATGAACAAACGCAGTTGCATCAGAAGATGCATCAGCAGTTGAAAAAGAGATTAAATCTCCTTTAACAAAATTAGTTCCGTCATCAACTGTAATCTCTAAATCACCTTTGCTAGCGGCACCATTTACTCGTTTTGCTTGTGGTAAATTTTCCTCATATGCGTTTGCAGAAGTACACATTGATACTCCCAAACTATTACCAATAGTTCCAGCAGTTCTTGCACCCCATTCTCCAGATGAGGCCTCCCCTGCTGAATAATTATCTTGATAGTGAGTGTCCGACTTAATTAAAAGACCAGAACCACCACTCATTGCATTTGTGACACCACTTTCTGCTCTTACAACTCTCAATGCGTTTCCGTATTGAAGAAAGTTAGATGCAGTAAAGAAAGTCTCAAAGTTATTTCCGTTGGGTTTACCAAAGATTCTGACTAAATCCTCTTCAGAACTAACTGCTGTAATCTCTGAAACTGGGCCTTTTTCAAAGGCACCAGCAATCGCACCGATTGAAGTCGATACGGCAGGAACTACGTTAGTTAAGTCAATCTCTTTGACAAGAACCCCAGGCGATACTTGGAAAGGCATATTATTTCTCCTATTCTATGTCAAATATTCATTCTTCTGTATATTTAGTAAATTTAAGTTTCCAAAAACTCATTTTTATATGCAGTTCAGTTTATAAATAACTGCATGACATTTTATAACAAATACAAAGACACAATCAAAAAAGTTTCCAAACAACACTATAACAAGAGAATTATTTGGTTAAATGAATTTCTTGCACCACACTCTTGTATGTATTGTGGTGAAAGCGAAACAATGTGTCTTAAATTTTTTCCTAACGATAAACAAATAAGAAGTGCATCAAAAAGAAAAGGTTTAAATGAAGACAGTAGAAATCAAATAATTAAACTAATGAGTTCATCTAAAATTGTTTGTTCTAATTGTTATATAAAATTAGAAAATGATGTTATTGATATTATGTAGTAATCTACCAATTGCTATCATGATTTCTTACAGTAACAGGCGACCATCTAGTACCATACTCATCTATGACTGCTTCACCAAGTGGGTCATCTATACCATTGTCCATAAATCCAAATGGCGCCATATCTTGTTCTAATTGGTCTTGTTGTTCTAAGAACATTCTTTCTCTAATATCTACATTTGTAAGTTCTTTAAAATATGTTTGATTAGTCATCCACGCAAACAGTACACAACACATTGCTAAGTCATCTGTATGACCTTCTTCTGCTTGAAATGATTGTCCATGCTTGACAAATGTTGCAAACTCTGTTATAATATCGTAGTCATTAATAATTAGTTTATCAGTTTCTATAAGTTGTTTAAGATTAGAACACCCCAACATCTTTACTGCTTTAGTTGTTCTTACACCTAATTGAACTTTACCCCCAGAAAATCCAGAACCAAGTATCTGACCAGCACGACCACGCATTGATGCCATCACAAGATTATCATACTCTAAATCATATTGCATTGCAGTTGCAACTTGTTCACCAATATCATTTACCTCAATCATTACAAATGCATTATTGAATGCTTTTGCAACATCATGAATTACATTTGGAAATAGTAAAGGTTTTATTTCATTGTTACGATATTTTGCAACAATACGATAAGGTAGTTCTGACACATCAAATACAATAAATGCAGAATAATCTCTTTCTGTTCCTCTTGCAACATCACATACTATTGTATATGTTCTTTCCTTTTCTGGTTTCTTATATAAGTCCAGTCCAGCATTTTTTTGTACTGGGTCATCAAAAACCATTGACTTTATTTTAGTTGGGTGTATAAGTGTATTAATAGAACCTAAGAACTCACACTCAAATTCACGATTAAATTGTTCTTGTGAGGTATTTGCAATAGTTTCTTTTTTCCATTTTTCATCACGGCCTGGTATTTCACTCCAATGTACTTCAATAGGATTATAAGAGTTTTTACCACTCTCTGCATCAGACCAAAGTTTATAGAAAAGATTCATACCGTTTGGTGTAGATACTATCACAACTTTTGTATTTTGTCCAGAAGAAATTGTGGGATACACAGAACTAAAAAAGTCCTCTGCAACATTATGAGGCACGAAAGCAAACTCATCTAAGAATATCATATTGTATGAACCACCACGAACTGCACTAGATGATGTAGATGACGCAACTATCTTAGAACCGTTCTCTAAATCAAGAGAACCCTTGTTCCAAGACATTACCCCTTGTTGCATCCATTTTGGTAAATTTTCGTATGCAAGTTGCAGTCGTGAAAGAATATCTCTTGCAGTCGCAGCTTTGTTTGCAAGTATCGCTACTCTCATTTGTTCATTGAATAGAACATAGTGCAAGATATAAGATATAATTGTAGTAGTCTTACCAGATTGTCTGGGAAGTTTACAGATGGTAAAACGATTATTATGAATCGTACCTAACATTTCTTTCTGAAAGTTATATACGTCAAAAGCTACAAGACCCTCATCAAGACTTACAATCTTAATGTAGTTCTTGCAAAAATGTAATGGGTCTTGCATACACTTTTGATATTCTAGGATTTGTTCTTTTGTCCACTCTACTTGAACATTTGCTTTTTTTAGAAGTGGATTACCAAGATAGTGATTTACATCTGTCATTATTCTGGTTTAGTAGGCCACTTAACATCATTAAGTGTTTTATATGTCTTAGTTATATCTCTCAAATCTTGACGATATTTTTTCTGTGCGTCTGTCATTGTTAAATCTGCTGATGCCCACCAATCTGTTTTCGCAATTTTGTTATCTCTTTCTTGACGAAGAAGATTTAAATCACCTTGATTGTCTTTCCATTCTTTCTCTACTGCGTCAAATTCTTTCTCTTCTTCAGCAGAAAACTGAGTCTTTTCACCATTTACTATTTTATATCTTGACATCTTATAGTCCTTTAAGCTCTCTTAATACCATAGTGTGTATAACCAGAATAAGTTAATGTACCACCACTACCATTATAAATTTTCCATTGATTAGTAGTTGTAGTAGCAAGTTCCATAGTCATGCCATTTTCATGACATATACCACCGTTATAATGTCCACTATTCGTATATATTACATGGGTTTGTCTACCAGAAACATGATTATCATAAATGTCCATTACCCATCTTCTTTTTTCATTACTTGCATTTCCAATTCCGTATCCATTTATACGACCATAAGTTTGACTACTAACTCCAGCACCACCAGAACCACCAGTAGCTGCATAATGATAAGCATAAGCATAACTACCACTTCCAGTAAAATAAGAATTATCTGATGCTCTTCTTGAACGCCAATAAATATCACCACCACCACTTGAATATACCTCTTCAAGAATATATCTCTGATAGATATATGAAGTGTCCATTGATAAATCAAAAACTAATTCAGATGCTGTACCACCAGTTGTATTATTAGTAATCAATACTGTTTTATTAAAACCAGTCAATGCAGAACCATTTAGAGCTGGTAATGTTCCAGAGTTTGCAAGTTTTGACATATTCACAGCATTATCAGTAAGGTCTGCTGTTGCAATTGTACCGTCTTGTATTTTACCAGTTAAAACTGCGTTATCAGCAATTTCAGTTGTTCCAACAGCACCAGCACCAATTTTTGGTTGAGTAACGGCATCAGCAGCAACTTTTGCTGTAGTGATTGCATTGTCTTTGATTCCACTAGTTCCTATTTGAGTAAGTAGACTCATTTATTTCCCCTTTAGCATCTTTTGTAATTCTGAAGTAGAACCAACAAATAATGCGTTTGTTACATTCTTTGGTGCATTACTTGGCACTTCTTTTAACTTTTGCATTTTAAGTTGTAACTCACCAAGTTTCTCTGTTACATCTGCAACATTCTTAATTAATTGACCAGCAACCTCATAAGACCTTGGGTGTTCACTTTCCTTTGCAAGTTCAAGAATACCATCTATTGCATCTTGTCCTCTTTCAACTAACTGATAAAAATTTCTACGTTGATATTCGTAATCATTATCTACTTCTTTTGGAACTTTGACCTCTGGTAAAGTAACTGTCGAAGTTGATGTTTCCACAACATCAGTAATACCTAAAACATTATCAAGTACGTTTATGCTGGTTTGCTGGGCCATTTGACATTTTCCAAAACCCCACCATTCAATTTTGCGTTCTTACCATCATTGTGTGCTGGTAAATCACGAAGTGCTTGACGATAGGTTTTCATATTATCTGCCATAGTTACGTCAGAAAGTGCGTGAAAGTCTGTTTCTGCAAGTTTGGCATCTCTTTGTTTACGAAGTTCTACCATAGGTGCAGCTGCATCAATAGCAGCCATCTTATCAGATACTTGTTTCCAAGTTACACCCCACTTTGAAGTGTCAGAAGATTCAATCGCACTACCGTTTTCGTCTGCGCCAATAACTTTTCTGAACATCTCATTAAACTCTGTTTCCTTTGTAGGTTCGCCACGAAGTACCCACTCAGTAATTCCTAGTTCACTTAATGCCTCTGAAGCGTTTGCCATATTATGTTCTCCTATTTAATTCTTTTCTATATTTATGTCTATGCAATTTGATAACCCATGAATGTTGAGGCATCTGTTTTTGTATTTTCCCCACCAATTCTAAGAGTACCACTTGAACTATTATCTGCCATTCTTGCATAACACTCAACTGTGTCTCCAGCAGCAAATGATTGTATCGTATTCAATAAAAAGTGTGCAGACAAAATGTCAGCATGGTCATTTGCTGGAACTCTACAATTAGATTCGTGAAGTGCTACTTGGGCTCCATTTTTGTACAGATAGATGTAAACATTTTCACCATCATTGCCTGCTTGAGAAAAATCAAAAAATAATTGTATGGAACAAAAATATATGCCCCCACGATTAGCAGGAACGGTAAAGGTTGTTCCGTCAAATGCACCGTGACTATCTAATTCCTCATGTGTAAATCCAGTAATCTTTGCAGTGCCGTATCGTGTCATGGATTGAGCAGTTGCTAGTTTGCCGTGCCAATATACTGTATTGATACCTAAGTCTGCAACAGTTGGAACAGTACCACCAGCAGTTTGAATTGTATTTACTTTTAATGTTGATGTCATTGTGCAACCTCCATGACTGTAATTGTTGATACACCAGTCGCATGGTCAATTGAATTAGTATCAACATCATTTCGATTTATATGAAAGTTTCCAGCAGATGTATTCCAACCTCTTGCTTGTATTTTATAAGTTGTATTATTTGTAGTTGATGGTTCATCTAAAAAGTCAAGGGTTTGATAAAATACATTATATCCACCAGCACCAGTGTTTGACAAACCTATTGTTGAAGCACGAAGTCTGTTACCTCTAGCATCACCTAGTGCAATATCGGTGCTTCCTCTTACTAGTCTTAAATAACAACCATAAGCACCATTTACTATACTTGTTGCAACCCTATACTGAACCAGAATTTTACTAGTAGCAAACTTAGGTGCTATACTTACTGCTAATCCAATGTCCACAAAAGCTGATTGAGAATTTTCAGTTAATGTATCAGTTTTGACTGTTTGGTCTACTTGAATAATATGACCAGGCGCTGTTAAAACTTTACCAGTAGGAACTGTAATCGTTGAACCACTTGCAGTGTTTAGATTATTTACGAATAGAGTACTCATTGTGCAATCTCCATTAGTATCACTTGTGCATTACTATTACCCATATGTGCAGAAACATTACCACCACCAGAAGCACTTTTAACTTGTACTTTATAAGTCGTTGCACTTGTAGTACTAGGACTATCCATATATTCCATATGCATCAGTTGCCCTGCTCCATTAGCTGCATTTACCCAAGGGCTTCTTGATACTTCATATATTCCAGTAGAACCTCTTAATATTCTTGTAAGATTTTGGTAAGAACCAGAACTACCAGTATTATGAGCATTAACAAAATTAAACTTAACAAGTATTTTACTTGTTGAAAATTTTGGAGTAATAGTTGCACTAAGATTAATATCTGTATATGTGGTGCCTGTAAACGATACAAGACTATTTGGGCCGTCTGCACTTACGGTTTGTACAACACAACCAGCAGGCAATTTAACATTTGCCGCTGTGGTTGCACCTACGATATTATCTACTGTTAATGTTGAAGCCATTTTCTATCCCCTATACAATCGTCAGATTTCCGTTGACTGTAAGATTTACAGTTCCAGAAGTTGATACAGTCAAGGGCCCAGAACATGATGCATTATCACCAGATGCAATAGTCACACTAGTGTTTAGAGTTGATTCATTTACACGAAAAATATCACCCTTTTTTGATACACTAGAAGTTGAACCGTTTTCTCCTTGATAAAATCCTTCACCAAGAGAAACGCTTGCATTTAAATCAGAACTTGTAAGTGTTCCATCTAATACACCACTTGTTGTAATTTGGTCTATTGCCATGTCTTAATCCTTTTCTATTATTTATGCGTCTTCTTTATCCGTACCAGTTTCTTCATCAAAATTCTTTGCGTCTTGGAAGAAAGATATTTCTTCATTAAATCCAAAGTTATCATCTGCATCTGCACTTGCTGGTGAAGCAGCAACGGTATATCTCTGTTCCCTCTTAGGTGCTTGAATTGGCATATCTGTATATTGGTCAACTTGTACAGACTTGATAACTTTTTGGTCTGTAACTGGGCCATATAGATAGAACTTAGATGTAAAAGTAAGAGTATACATTAATACTCTTCTTTCATTAAAATCACCATCATAACTATCTTCATATGAAACACCATTTAAAATGATAGGAACATCTCTTGTAGTTCCCATTGAGGTGTTGTCATTTAATGTGATTGTATAATCTGGTTGGAAGAATGGTAAAATTTGTTCTACAATTTGTAATGCATCATCTGAACTCTTTGCCATAACAAATAAAGAAAAATCCATATTATATGGAACGGGCATAAATTGAGATGAAACAGTTTTTCCATCAGTTGAATTATTTACTTTTTTTAATTTTTGTATTGAGTTTAGTTTTCTACTGGAGTCATAAGAAATACCAGAAATTTCAAAACCAATTCTTGGTAAAGTAAGAGAAACCTTTTTATTTAAATTGGGGTCTTCTCTTAGTCTTGTCAAAAACTTATTTTTTGGCCCATATGCAAGTGGTACTTTCATACTCTGCGTTATTGCACCAGAACTATTCGTTCTTACAATACTTATATTATTAAAAATAGTACCAAAGGCTACTACAACCTTTCGCATTGTTTCATGGTAAAATTGTTGTCCTAACATTATTTCTTCCCTATATCACCGAATGGATTTGACTCTGAAAAGTCAAGAATATTATCATCTTCCTTTTCAAAGAAATCGTTCATAGCGTTTTCATCTACAGTATCGACTACATAAGACTCTTGTATTATATAGTCACCAGTTTCTAGTGTGAGTGCATCACCACCAGTTTCAGATTCACCAATAAGATTATCTGAACCAGTATTGCCAGGCGTTGCAGTTTCTAAATCAATATTTCCAGTATGGTCTTCAAGTTGTAAACCTTGTGTAAATGTTCCAGTCTGTTCCATTGTAAACTGGAAAGATAACATATCAAGTGAGTTATCACCCTCAATCGCATCAATCTCTGCAACATTAGTATCAAAGTCTTCACTTGAGTATTCAAAGGTTTTACACTTTAATTTAAATGCTGGAACATTATGTACTTGATAGAATGGGTCATCATGGTCTACAAAAGTAATCTCAAACATCTTTTTTACTTTTGGAAAGTAAACTAAGTCGCCCTCATTCGGTCTGGTTTTTACTATTAAGTTTGAGTCGTGAGAAACTAATTGTTCAAATCTTCTTCTTGAAACTACAAAGGTTGCATCATCATTCATCTGTAGTCCAAACTTGGACATAATTTCTTTTTCACCCTCATATCCCTCTACATTTTCAAAATACATTTCGATAATATATGCATCGCCAAATTTAGACAAAGTGTCCTCACCAAAGAGTTCATCTTCTTTGACTAAAGTTCTGGGAATATAAAAAACATCTTGACCATAAATCTTTAATTGTTCTATCATTAAGTCTTCATAAAGATTTTGTTCCGTCCTAGTCCCAGTATCGAAATACACATTTGTTGGCATCAAATTATCCTATCATATAATTAATTGGGAGTTCATATGCAAGTTGAATTTGTTCTTCTAACTTTTCTATGTCTGCCTGTGCCTCCTCAAAAAGTTTTGCACCGTTTAAGGTAACACCACCTAACATTTGAACACCTTCAAATTTAGATAGGTTTGCACCCCATTGTCTTTTGATAAGAGCAGTTGCATATCTTTTTAGATATATGTCATCATAGATATCTGTGTATGTATCTGGATTAAGTTTTCTATAACATTCAATTATTAGAAACTCTCCTGCTTCTATATCAGTTGACCAATCCATATCTATATACAATCTATTTTGGTGTTGGTTAAAACGAATAGGTTTTTCACCCACAAGAATGTGGTCTAAGAAATCTAAATGTTGCATAGTCATTTCGTAGTGAAGAATAGACTCACTACTAAAATCGTATAGGTCATTTAATCTTAATTGATATCGAATATCAAACATATTAGTTGTATTCTTATCAGAGAAGTCAAATACTTTTACTACAGATAAAACACTATCTGGTACTGGAATAAAACCTTTACCCTCTGACCAAGACGCTGTAATACTACTATCTACCTTATCAGTCGCAGTTGCAGAGGTATTTGTTTTTGCTCTGTCTATTTCTGCTTGGGTTACTGCGTGTTTTAGATATACCCTTTCAACACCATCATAGTGATACTGTGAAAAGTATTGAAGTGCTTCATCTATTCTATCGTCTATTTGGTCTTCATCAACATTAATATCTATAACTGGTTTACCCAATTGTCTAAGACAATATTCTTTAAATGTAGATTTTGAAGTTGGTACTGCCATATTAATTTTCCTTTGTTATATTTATATTATCCAAGTGCAGTAGCCATTGCAATTGAAAATCCAGTTGACGCACCAGCAGATGTTTGCGTAGTTCCATCACTAAATGTAATTCCACTCGTAGTTGTTAAAGTTCCAGTAACAGTTGCACCAGCAGATGTGGTTTCAATCTTTTTTGAACCATTATTATATAATTCTGTAGCACCACCAACGGTAAATCTTCCCATATATTGACCATTACTATTATCCCAAAAATTTAATTCAGCACCATTTGATTGAAGTGAAAAATTACCAGACCCAACATCTCTTATGATTGAATTAGTTCCATTGTTAAGAATTTCTAATTCACCATTATCACCAATTAGAATTTTTTCATTGTCTGGAAATTTTAAGTCACCAGTAAGAGTTTGGTTGCCTGCATTTAATAAAACAGTGCCAGTTGCATTAGGCAGTGTAATAGTTCTATCAGCTGTAGGGTCAGTTGCAGTTAAGGTTGTTTCGTAAGCATCATCAGTTGCACCCTCAAAAAGTATTACTGCATTTTGACCTAGAGTAAATTGAGGAGTACCAGAATTAGATGTAAAGAAACTGAAATTTGTACTACTATCATTACTAATGATATCAAAAGATTTACTATCTGTGTTTGCTTTTAATTGAAGTCTAGTGGACGCATCATCGCCTGATTGTTGAAACTGCCAACTCCTATCTGTAGCAAAAGTTAAAAGAACATCACCACTACTTCCACCAGTAACAGTAGCACCCTCACTAAAAGTTGCAACACCATCAAATGTTGAAGTTCCACCAACATGAAGAGGTGCAGTAGGTGTAGTTTGATTTATACCAACCTTACCATCTTGAAAAACTGTAATCGCTTCTACATTCGTTCCAGTTTGATTATGCATATCAAGTGCAAAAGAATTTGCATTACCACTACGAGAACCCATGTATTTAATATCAAAACCATATTGACCGTCTTGGCTAGATTGAGAACTTGCTCTTAATAATGTAAGGTCTGCTGATGAAAGGTTGCCTGTAGTTTTAATACCAACGCCACTTGTTTGAGAAATGTGAATTTCATTAGTAGCGGTAGATAAGTTTCCACCTAATTGTGGTGAAGTATCGTCAGATACATTTTGAATACCAGAACCAGCAAGTGAACCGACTGATTGAAAACTAATTGTACCAGAACCATTTGTTGCGAGAACTTGTGCGCTATTTCCATCTGCTGCTGGAAGTGTATAAGCACCATTAATATTTACTGCACCTTTAAGTTGTAATGAACCAGTTCCGTTATCCTCAATAATAGAATTAGAACCATCATGATATATTCTCAAATCTGCAGCTGCACCAAATTCCAACTTCTGATTATCTGGAAATTTCATAGCAGGTGGATAGGAGCTAGTATCGGTTGAGTCAAATATTAAAGTTCCTGCTGGCGTACTTGTTGTTAAAGATGGTTTATCAACAATAGTTGCTTGAAAAGAGTCAGTAATTGTATAAGTTAATTTACCGTATTGAGATGCAGTAAGTTTTGCATGAACTGTTACTGTGCCATTAGATGCTTGATAAGCAACAATTCCTGCTCTAGTTAATGTGGCACTTGCAGCTGCAAATAGAGTATATTCATAAGCAAAACCATCTCTTCTCTTAAACTTAATTCTGAAATTTTGATTATCTGTATAACCACCCATACTACCTTCAATATTAATATGGTCAAGTGTACCAGTGCCTGTTGCTGGTAATGTTGCTAAGAGAGCGTATTGAGTATTAGCATTACTGACACCAGCAAGTGTATGAGGTGCAGTAAAACTTGTTTCTTGTCCAGACCCACCAGTACCATTTGTAGTTGTTGAAAGTCTAGTTGATGTGATACCATTTTGAGATTTGAATAATGTAGAAGTTGACGTAGTAAAATTCAAAGCATCAACTGTAATATTACTGTCATTCTGACCAAGTGTAACAGTTCTACCAGTTGTACCTCTTATCTCACCATTTTGTTCAAAGATGATATCAATATTTGCAGAACCATTTCCAACAAAGATATCTGAAGATGAGTCACCTAATTCGATACCACCGCCTGGAGAAGTTAATACAAGATTACCAGCAGAATCTAATTCGATTTTACCGTCAACATTTCCACTACTATCTTTGAATTCAATCTTTCGACTAGCAGGGGTGATTAAAACATCATCTGACATTACCTAAGTCTACCCCCTAATCTTTTCTTGACTGTTGCAAAACTTGTTCTATTTTCTGGTGCAAAAGAAATTTCAGCTGTTGTATTTGCAACCGCCATCTCTTTTACCTCATATGGTTTACTAAAACCAATCTCTAAGTTTTTCATAAAGTATCCCTCTTGGTCTGCACCATTATAATTAGTTACTATGATATTTAGGGTTCTAGAGTAATTTTTAGCAGGAATAGTCAATGTCTTAGTTTGATAATTATCACCTATCATTCCAGAGTCATATGATACAGAATAATACTGACCAGCACCTCTTGCAGCTCCAGTTGTATTATTTGCAATTCTATTTGCAGAAATACCACTTATATGTTCAGAAGAATATATTCTTGGATAACCAGTGTAACTTGTACCAGTAGGCGCTCTCAAAGCACACCTTGCAATTACAACTGTTCCAGCAGGAACATATACGTTATGACCAAATCCAGCCCATGTATCATACATTCTTCTTCTAACTGCCCATGCACCTTCTTCTTCATGCCATATTCTTCTTACTCTATAATTATATTGTGCAACTCTATCTATTTCAAAATCATACTCTAATATTGTTAAAGAAGCATTTCCAGCACTACCTCTTTGTAAAGTTGAGTAACCATGACCTTCTTGTGAAGTTCCGCCATGGTCACCAACTCCAGCATCATCTACTGCTTCAAAGTTTGTATTCTCGACAACTCTGGAATATAACATACTCCATTGTTTACCATAAAATCCATATCTAATACCTTTTATATCCCATGCATAAAATCCATCTGGTCTAAAATTATCTGCACCACTTGATTGCATTGCATAGTGATTAGTGCAATCTATTATGTTATGATGAAATCCTTCATTTGGTTCATATTCAGTTGGGCCATGAGAAAATCCATAATAATTTCTATGAATATAATTATATGCAAACGCACCATATTCTCTATAACCATCATGTCTTACACCTCTTTGGTCATTTCTTGCAGAGATACAATTATAAAATGATTGACCAGATTCCCAATATGGGTGAAGTCCATCATTTGCATTGTAAGCAAAAAGACATCTACCTTGAAAGTATCTTGCACTATAAGGCCAAATACTTGAATGGTCACGATTTGCAACCCAAGTGCAAGTAAATCCCTCTAACCAAGGCATTTGTGTGTGTGAACGAACTTGTTCTGTTAAGGATACACTAATTCCACCATTATTAACTTGTGATACTTGTGAATTACCTCTACCTCTAAAAGTAAAACCAGAATAAACATTATTATTGGTATTACCAATATCTTTAAAGTGAACATCTTTAATAATTGTTGTTTTACTATACGCACCATCACTTAAATATTCATTGTAATAATAAGTTCTATCAGATGTTGTTAGTCCACCTATCGTAATATTTCTAGTAAATCTAGTAACAAACGCATTTACTTGTGCAGTATAAGATGGAGCGCCTGTTAATGTAATATTATTACCACTTATACTTTGAATAACGTGCTTGTATTCATATGCGTTATAGTTTGTATCATTTCCAGAACCAGTATAAGGAGCAGCAAGAAATATTTCATCACCTACTGCAAACTTATTTGCGTTTGCAACTGTGATTGTTGCACCAGTAGATTCACTTGTTATTCTTGTTGCAACCTTTCTGACCTTATCACCAGACTTATGAAGTTTTTCTGTTCCAGTTAAGTAAACAACTTCACCAGCAACAGAACCAGTAACAGCAGAGTCAAGAGTTATTTCATTGTTTAGTAAATCAATAGATGATATTTGTTTGACATTTCTATTAGAACCAGTTCCAAAAATAACATATTGTCCAAATCTATGTTTCTTTGCATTATTAACTGTAATCTTTGCACCATTTACAGAAGATATCGTTACATCATCTGGGCCTACAAAATGTTTAAAGTAAATAGTGTTTCCATCTACCTCATGAATAATAAAACCTTCATCTCTTAAACTAAATCCATCACCAGCACTAGTTCCAGCAGTTTGATGGTCAAATATTGCAATCCATTCACCAGCGGCAAAGTTTGTTCCACTTGCAACTGCTAATGAAGTAGAGTTTTCATTTTCTTGTGCAGACAAGGTAGTTGAAGGCATACCATCAACACCCTCTAAAACCATATGTGCATCTGTTTCATTTTCTTGATATAATCCGTGAGTATCACCGTTTGTACCATCAAATAATATCTTAGTTGTTACTGCACCACTATTATCACAAAGATGTAAACACCCACCACCTTTGATATAAAGTCTACCATACATTCTTAATTCTGTATTTGCAGATTGACTATTCTTTAACATACCATAAATGTATGAGTCACCAAATCCAGAAGAAATACTAAATGCAGTATCTAATGTAACAGTATGTCCATATGCAACATTGAAAGTATCTCCGTTAGCGCTAGGACTTCCACCACCACCCCAAGTAGATGATGCAGAAAAGTTACCAGACTGTGTGCTTGTATAAGCGGCCATTATTCAGTTTCCTCAATTTGTGGTATCATGTTTCTTTCATCACCATCTAATACTAACTCACGATTAATAAGAATTGTAACAACTTGATTACCCTCTTCATTAATCTGAATAGAGATATCAGTATTATCATAATCGTCATCTACATTCATAAATTCATTTCTATTGTTTTTATCAATTTCAAATTTAATTCTCATATTCAACTTCCAATCTGTCTACATCTTTACGAGTTGCTTGTACAAAGTAGAAACAATTTATTTTAGATAGTAATGAACTATTTCCAATTTTAATTTTATTATCTTTAATTTGTTTAACATATAATTTTTGATGTTTACTGTTTGATGTTAATTGAACTGTAATTGTATCCTCATCTACAAGTCCTATCCAATGTTCTGGTAATTCAATTACTGAATTGTTTTCTAATTTACCACGAACATAAACACCGTGTTCTGGGCCCTCAAGAACTCCGTAACGTAATCTCATATTATCTAGAGTTGGGTGTGGAATATCAAATGATTTAGTTGTTGCAGATAATAGTCCACCTACTGACACATCACCATTAAATGCTGT